TCATACCTCCAAATCGTGATTTTTTGTTTTCACTGCGGCTTTCTTCTGTGCCTTTTCCTTATCCGCTTTAAGCTGCGCCCGGATAGAGGGCTTCTTTTCCTGCTTGCCCTTGCCGCGCTCCTTATCGGCTTTGACCGCGTTAGCCAAATCAACAAGGGAAATCGTTTCTCCTGCCTTAACCTTTGCTTCCAGTTCGTCAACGCTCGGCGTATTGTTGATAATCTCGTCAATCATGTTTTCGTTTTGCTCGGTGGTCTGCTCGGCTGCTTTCAAGGGATTTTCCCGCTGTGCCTGTTCTGCGGCTATGGCAAACGCCCGCGTCCCGTTTCCCATGACTAAATATTTTCCGTCGTCGGATTGATGATGAAAGCCATATCCGGCGGCTTCCATTTGTTCGCGGCTCATATCGGTTACATAGAAAGTACCGCGCGGCGTTTTAATTGTTTCGCCTGTTTCCAACTCGTCGGGCGTAAGCTGCTTTTGTTCCTGTAAAAACTCCGGCACACTCTTATAGCCGAAGCTGTCTACATAGTGGGCGGTGTCCTGCCCGTCCTGATGAAGCACAACCACGTCGGAAACGGAAAGGCTGTGTCCCTTAAAGTCTTTGGGGTGGTCGATATTGAAACGGGTATAAATATCTTCAAGGGAAGTCCCCGGCGTAAGCTCTGCGGAATAGATAAGCTCATAATTCGCCTTATCAACCACATTTCCCGTCACCTGCAGGCGGTCGTATGGCTCAAAGCGCAAGTCCCGCGTTTCGTCGCCATGCTTTAGCTGATAAATGGAATAGGTGTCTTTGTCCTGTTCGGCGGTCTTTGCTGTTTCCTGTGCCTTTGCGTAAAGCTCCTTGACCTGTCCCTCGGTCAGTTCGCCGCTTTTGAGTTGCCCCATAAGCTCGCGGCATTTCTGGGGCGTTCCCGTGAAAAGTACCGCGCTCATTTTTGCCCGTCCGTTTTCCTGCGTTACATAGGCTTGCAGCAGATAGGTGTTATCTTTGCTGTCGCTGTAAGGATTGCGGCGCACCCGGTAAATTGTTTCCGGGGTAAAGGCTGCTTTCTCCTGTGCGGGGGCTTCCTGTTTCGGCTGCTCCGGCGCGGCGGTTTCCTCTTTGTCCGGCTGCTCCTGTCCGGCGGTCTGCTCCATATCCTGCGCCTTTGAAAGCTCTGCTAATGTTTCGTCAATGGAATTGATAATCTCGGCGGCTGCGCTGCGGATTGTTTCAAGGGAGCTTTTCAGTTCGGAAAGCTCGCGGCCGCTGCTCCACCCGGCAACATACCCAAAGGAATAGTCCGACGTATCAAGCCCGTAATGTTGGCAGACGGTATAAGCGACGCTTTCCGCTTCGACTTCGCGGGTGCGCCTGTCAACGCGGGGCTGCTGTTCGTTCTCCGGCGCATTTAAGTCTATGTCATGCAGCTTTGCGTGTGCGATTTCATGTATCGCCGTTTTCAAGGTTTGCAGTTCGCTCATTCCCTCTTGAATGGCAATGCGCTTGTCCTCCAAATGGTAGTAGCCATGAGAGCTACCGGGTATCTGCTCAAATCCGATAGGAACAGGGGAAGTCTTTTCAAGGGCAGCGAAAAAATCCCTGTAACGCTCCACGTCGCCCGTCAGTTCATCAACGGCAATGTCGGGAAGCTCTTTCCCCTCGGTCTGCGACACGTCAAAGACAGACACTACCTTGTAGGCGGGTATCGTGATTTCCTTTTCCTCCGTAACCGGCTTTCCGTCTTTCCCAATAATCGGCTGCTGCGTGTGGGGGTCGATTTTCTTCATTTCTTGTTTGACTTTGTAAGGCGACGGGGCAATGATTTTAATTCCCTTTTGCCCTTTCATCACGTTTCGTCCAAAATTGTTTTTCCATGCGGAAAAGCCCGCCACAAGGGAAGCGTCCGGCTTCTGCATGGCGATAAGCAGCGTATTGTTAATGCTGTAATTATGGAATTTTGACATGACGCGCAGATATTCCCGGTAACGCTCGCTTTCAAACAGTTCCGTTATGCCCTGTTCCAGACGGTCGGTAATCTCTTTCAATTTCTCTGCGGGCTTCTCGCTCGTCAGCACGATAGGGATAACCGGGCGCGGCTCCTGCGGCTGCTCTGCGGTCTGTGCTGTTTTCTGTCCCGGCGCGGCTGCGTCCATTTCTACCTTTGACGGGTCGGGGCGTTCCGGCTGCGGGAAGCTCATAACCTTATATTCCCTCGGTATGTCGCTTTCCTTGCCGTTGTACCACTCCGTAAAGGTGTTCTTGTTGTTGTAGATATAGCCCTGTTCGGTAAAGCGTCCTCCGTCATTGATAGCAGCGTCCCGCCCGTAATCCTCATACATGAAATACTTTTTTGCTTCTTCGGACAGTTCTAATTCGTCCAGTTCGTCGATAAGGTAATAGCCGTAATCTTCCTCGTTCTGTACGGTGGGATAAAGCCAGTAACAGTCAAGGTTTTGTGCAAGGTTGATAAGGTCTTTGATATTTCCGGCGCGTTCCCCAAGAGTTACCGCCGCCGTAAACTTGTTCCTGTCCTCGTCGCGCTGCATGGAAAGCAGATTGCCTAAGTAGTTCAGTTCGTCAAGCCCCGCGCTCTGGATAACGGGAAGCGGCACGTCAAAGGGCTGCTGCTCGGTGTTCATAAAACCGTTGATAAGAAAGTCCTGCGGGTTATCCGCAGTAATACCGACACGCTGCATAGCTTCGTGAAGCTGCTCCTTTGTGGTCGGCATGGAAAGCCACACGCCGCCCGGTTCGCTTGTTTCAAAGCGGGTGCGGCTGTCGATAAGAATGGAAAATTGTTCGCTCATGTATTCGCTCCTTTCTGAAATGGCAGCGTAAACGCTGCGCGTTGGTGGTTACACTCCTAAATACAACGCACCGCCTGTTCTGCCAAAGATTTTGAAAAAATGTAGAGGGTTTGGGAAACTTCCCAACAAGAAAAATCCCCCGCAATCGTCGTCAGACGAAAACGGAGGATTTACGGAAGTGGGTACCCGCTTCCTATGCTTGCTATTCAAGTTATTTCTTCTTCGGTAGCTCAATCTTATAGTTGACGTACTTCCCGCCCGTATCGGCTAAAACAACCGTTCCGTCGTAGGTTTTGCCTGTTTTGGGAGAGTACAGCCCTTTGACTTTCACTTTGCCGGATTTCAGAAGTGCGGCGGCAATCTTCGGGGAAAAGGTTACTTTCCTGTCCTCAAAAAAGCGGTCATTCTTCCACATGACAAAAGCGCAGTCCCGGTCAGAGCAGTAATAGTTTTTCTTGCCCTCATGGACGGGGGAACCGCAGCGGGGGCATTTGCCGATTTCCGGCTTTTCCGTTTTGAAACGCTCCTTGTCGCTGTCGGAAAGGAACGGATAGGATTTCACAAGCTCCCGCGCCATAGCTTCAATGCCGGATAAAAATTCGTCGGGGTCGGCTGCTCCCTTTGCTATCTGCGTCAGATTGTTTTCCCATTCTGCGGTCAGCTTCGGGGAAGTGAGATTGTCCGGCAAAATGCACACAAGGTTATTCCCGTCTTTTGTGGGGGTAAGCTGCTTTCCCTTGCGCTCCACAAAACCGCTGCTCACTAACTTTTCAATGACAGCGGCGCGGGTGGCGGGCGTTCCAAGCCCTTTCCGTTCTGCGTCCGGGTCGGTGTCCTCATTTCCGGCGCGTTCCATAGCCGAAAGCAAAGACGCTTCATTGTGGGGCTTCGGGGGCGTTGTGTCGTGTTCCGTTACCTTTGCTGCGGGATTAGAAAAGCTCTGTCCCTCGGTAAGCTCCGGCAGCGTTCCGTCTGCGCTGTCCTCGTCGTCTGCTTCGGGCTTATCTTTCAGCGTTGCCCGGTAGCGGCGTTCAAGGTCTTTCCAACCGCCCGCAAGCACCGTCTTTCCCCTCGCGGTAAAGTCGGCTCCGGCGCAGGAGAAAACCGCCGTAACCGTTTCAAAACTGTGCGGCGCGGCAGTAGCGAACAAAAGACGCGCCCCCGCAAGGGTAAGGATATTCTTTTCGCTTTCCGGCAACGCGGCAAGGTCAGTCTTTGCAAGCTCCATAGTGGGAATGATTGCATGGTGGTCTGATACCTTTTTGCTGTTCAGCACCCTTGCAATCTCCGGCGAAAATCCCACACCCGCCATAAAGGGTAGCTTTCCGCATAACAGAGCGATAACCTTTGCCGCCGTTTCCTCCATGTCGTCGGTCAGATAGCTGCTGTCCGTCCTCGGATAAGTAAGCAGCTTCTTTTCATACAGGGCTTGCGCCAGGTCAAGGGTCTGTTTCGCGGTATACCCGAAAATACGGTTTGCTTCCCGCTGCAAAGAGGTAAGGTCAAAGAGCTTCGGCGGGGCTGCGGTTTTCTTTTCCCTCACAAGGGAAGTGCAGACAGCCCGCGACGCTTCGCAGGCTGCTTTCAGTTCCTTTGCTTCCTCTGCGGCGCAGATCTTCCCGCTTGCGGCTTCTGCGCCGGATAAATTAAGCCGCACATGGTAGTATTTTTCTTTCTTGAAAGTGCTGATAGCAGCGTCCCGGTCTACAAGCATTTTTAAGGTCGGTGTCTGGACGCGCCCCACGTTCAAGGTGCGGTTATACAGGCAGGAGAAAAGGCGGGTGGCGTTAATGCCGATAATCCAGTCAGCCTTTGCGCGGCAGAGGGCAGACGCAAAGAGCGCGTCATAGTCCCGCCCGTCCTTTAAGTTCTCAAAGCCCGCCTTGATTGCGCTTTCTTCCATTGAGGAAATCCACAAGCGGCGCATAGGCTTCTTGCACCCGGCGACTTCATAGACAAAACGGAAAATGAGTTCTCCCTCGCGCCCCGCGTCGCAGGCGTTGACGACTTCGGAAATGTCGGTGCGGTGCATGAGGTTTTTTAAGGTCGCAAATTGCTTTCCCTTATCTGCGGAAACGGTATACTGCCATTCCTGCGGCAAAATCGGTAAGCTGTCATAGCTCCATTTTTTGTACTGCTCCCCATAGGCGGCAGCGTCGGCAAGCTGTACCAAATGCCCGACGCACCACGAAATAAGATATTTGTCGCCCTCGATATATCCGTCCTGTTTCTTCTTTGCCCCAAGCGCGGCGGCGATAGTCTGCGCCACGCTCGGCTTTTCAGCGATAACTAAAATCAACTAAAGTTCCTCCTTTCCGCGTTCCGGCTGTGCGCCCTGTTTCTCCTGTACCTGTTTCAGACAGTAGCCCACACAAGGGGTCTGCTCTTTATAGGGGCAGGAAGCGCAGGCCGGGGATTTGAAAACAGGCGGCGCATTGTCGCGCCGCCCGCATGGTCGTTGTATCATCATCTTTTCAAAGGGATTGTCGGTAAACAGGGTCATGCGTCCTCGTCCTCCGTTTCATCTTCGGAAACGTCCCCGTCTGCGTCGTCCGGCTCCGGCTCGTCCTCGTCGTAGTCCTCAAAATCAAAGTCGTCAAGGTCGGTGCCGCCTTTCACACTCGGCTTGTTCTTCACAAACTTAAAGTAATAGAACGCGCCCCCGCCGCCAAGAAGTGCCACGACAAGGAAAAGCACAAGCCCGCCCGTATTGCTTTTTTCCTGCGGCTGCTCGGTTACTTCCTCCGGCTCCGGCTCGGCTTCTTTGCCGCTGCAAGCGGTCATGTTCGTAGAGCATACCGGGCAGGACGTATTGATTTTCCCGGTTTCGCATTTCTCCGTACAGGTGCAGACAGCGGGTGTCTGCGCCTCGGTGCTTTCCCCGTCCTCCAAGAGCGCGAAAAGGTCTGCGTCGTCTACTTGATTTAAGAAATGTACGGTGTTTTCGCCCTCGTCGTCCCGGTCAATGAGGATATAAAAATAGTTCCCGGCTTTGGTAGTAACAGTGATAAGCTGCTTATTGCCGCCGAAATCGTCAACAAGGGTCGCGTTCCCCTCCGGCGTAAGGGGTGCGGTTTCTTCGGGTTCCTCATAGATAACGCCGCTGTCGTTGGTCGCGTCAGCGGCGGGCTGCTCCGGCGTTTGTGCAAAAGCGGTAACGGAAAAGCCGCCCATGAGCATAAGGGCGGCGCAAAATGCGGTCAGCGTTCTAAGGATTTTCTTATTCATTCTCGGTGTCCTCCTGTTCTTCGTCATAGTCTGCGGTTTCTTCGGGAACGGCGGCAGCCATGCCGGGAATACCGCCGCCGGATAACATAGCGTTAAGCTCTGCGGGGGTTAAGCGCATGGAGCGCACAAGCTGTACGATTTCAAGGTTTTCCGCTTCGGTTTTCTGCGCTTCCAGTCCTTTCAGCTTGTTCTGATACTCTGTGATTTTCTCGCGGGTTTTCTGGATTTCCCGGTCGATACGTTCAATCTTACTCATTGCCATAATGTCAATACTCCTTTCATTTTTGCGGTTAGTTCCAGTTCATCAGCCCGTACCCTTTGATACAGGCATAGTCTAAGGGATAGCTTTTGATTTTGCAGGCGTCGCCGGAATTGCCCTCAACGGTATAAACGCGGCTTCCGTCTGTGCCGATAACAAGCCCTACATGGTCTGCGCTTCCGTCTAAGTCCCAGTCGAAAAAGATAGCGTCGCCGGGGGCGATATTCTCATAGCCCCGCGCTCCCCATTGCCCGCGTGAGGTAAACCACGGAATACCCTGTGATTGACAGGCGGCAAAACGCGGCTCGGATAAGCCCATTTGCCCGTAGCACCATGACACAAAGCAGGCGCACCACTCCACGCGGCTATTAAAGCCGTACCAGCTCCAATAGGGCTGCCCGCCCACGTTGCCGACTTGCCGCTTTGCAAGGTCTACAATCGCGGTATTGCCGGGGCGCGTTCCGTTTACAAACTGTACGCCGCTTAAATCCTCGGACGCGGAAACGTCGGGAGAACCGCCGCCGAAAATCAAGGGCTTGTTGCCGCTTGTTTCTAAGTACACCCGGTACATTTCAAGCTGTTCTACGGTCAAAAGCTCCGATACAAAGCTGTTAATCGGTTTGTTTGTCAGCTTGACATTGAGAATGTAATAGTTATAGGGTACTTCAACAGTATAGGTATCGCTGTGGCTGTTCCCGTCCTCGTCCGTCCATGTGTCGGTGCGGGTTTCGGTGCGGTAGCGCACTTCGATTTCTTCCGTCAGTGTCAAGGTGTACTGCTTATCAAAGACGCGGTTTAGCTCTGCCTGTGCGCTTTGGGGCGTGTAGCTCTGTAAAAGGGCGGTAAGGTAAGAAGCCAGTTCATGCGGGTTATGCCCGATATTGTCAAGGTCGTAGCGGTATTCATCATAGCCGGGATTGTCGCGCTCGATATTGTCAATCCGCTGCTGAAGCTCGGTTTCCTTTGCGGCGTAGTTGTTTTCCGTCGCCACAAGGTCGCTATCCTCCGACGTGTAGGACGTTCCAAGAACGCCGTTCATCATGCCAGAAAACATAGCCCCGCAGGAAGAAAGCCCCGCCGATACCATAATGAATAAGAGCAGCGCGGCAACGGCGATACAAACGCCCGCCGGGTGCCTTGCCACAAACGCCGCCGCTTGCCTTGTTTCCTCGGCGGTTTTCTTCGCTGCCTTGCGGGTATTCTCGGCGGCTTTCTTCGCGGTAGCTGTGCCGCCCGTCTTTGCTGCCTTAACATACTGCCGCTTGATTTGCCGCTTCTGCATGAAACGGGATAGGGGGTTACTTGTAAGCTGCGGGTTCTCATGCAGCGTCTTGTGGTACAGGTAATTGACGTTTGCTTTCTCCGCTGCTTTTTCAGCCTTTGCCGCCGCCCGGTAGGGTTTCAGCTTGTGGCTGCGGTAGCCCTCCCGAATTTTCCGCGTCCCGTACTTTGCGCCTTTCTCCGCTAATTCCTCGGATTTATGCGCTCCCTCCACGCCGGAATTATCCTTTTCCACGGAATGTATCTTGTTGTGGACGAAAATACCCGCTTCCTGCGCGGGGCGGGATAGCGGGTTACTGTGGGCTTTGCCGCCGTTTATCGGCTTTTCCTGTTCGGTAAAGCGTAAGCGGGTCTTTGCCTTTCCTGTGGCTTCGTCAAAGGTGCGTTCCTTGACAAGTTTCTTTTCTTTGGGGATAGCTGCCTTTGCTGCGTCCAGACGGTCGGCGGCTTCGTTGGATTTTCTGATGTACTTTTCAAGCTCCGGGGTAGATAGTTCTTCCTCGGTAAACTGCAAGCGGGAAGATTTCTCTTTTACCGTAGCGTCGCGCTGTGCTTTGTGCGCTGCCTTTTTACTCGCTTTCCGGGTCTGGGCTGCGTCGATACGTTCTATGACGCGCTCGGCGGTGGCGGTGTCCTGCCTGTGGGGAAGCTCCGGCGTAAGGGGAAGCGGGGAAGCGTCGGGAGAAACAGGGGGTAGCTCTGCCGCGTTCTGCGCCGCTATTTCCTGTGCGGCCTGCGGCTCCGGCTGCTCCTGCGGTCTTGAAAAATCCGCTTCCCGTTCCCGGCGGCTCACACGCTCGGCGGTTTCTTTGGTTTCGTTGACCTCGATAAGCCCGTCGCGGGTCATTTTCTGCGTGATTTTATCACGCGGCTTATATTGTCTTATGGCTGCACACCTCCAATCCGCGCCCTTGCAAGGGCGCAATACTCAATATTCAGTTCGATACCGATATAGTGTCGGTCAAGGCTTTTTGCGACTGCCGCCGTTGTGCCGCTGCCTAAAAAGGGGTCTATGACAACGCCGCCTTTCGGACAGCCCGCCAGTATGCACGTTTTCGCTAACTTCGGGGGATAGGCGGCGAAATGCCCGCCGCTGTACGGTACAGTATTGATAAGCCACACGTCCCGCTTGTTCCTCATGGTCGGTATGAGGGCTTCGTCATAGTAGCCGCCGCTTCTTGTGCGGTTGATACCCTGTACTTTCCCTTGTCCGGGTACTTCATCAGCGTACTTATGTCCCGCGCCCCGCCCGGTGCGGTAACGCGCCGCTGTTGTGGCAGCGATAGGCTCCGCAATGGCGGCAGCGTCATAAAAGTATTTCTTTGACTTCGTAAGCAAAAAGATATGTTCATAGCAGCGGCTCGGTCGGTCTTTGCAGCTTTCCGGCATAGGGTTTTCTTTCTGCCAGATAATATCACTCCGTAAATACCACCCGTCAGCGCGTAGGGCAAAGGCAAGCAGCCACGGAATACCGATTAAATCCTTTTGCTTGCAGCCGGGAACGCGGGCATTTTTCGCGGTCTGCTGTCCGTTTCTGCCTTTCGGGTTCTTCGGGTCGGCATAGTAGCCCTTATGCCCTGTTCCGCAATAGGTGTCTGCGATATTCAGCCAAAAAGTACCGTCGGAACGCAAGACGCGCTTTAGCTCATGGAATACGGCAACAAGCCTTTCGATATATTCCTCCGGCGTGTCCTCCCGCCCAATCTGCGCGTCAAGCCCGTAGTCCCTAAGTGCATAATAGGGCGGGCTTGTAACGCAGCAATTCACGCTTTCGTCGGGCAGTTCCCTAAGAGCAAAGAGCGCGTCGCGGTTGATGATAATGTCCGTCTTTAATCCCTCTGTCATGCTTCGCTCACTTCCTCCGGCTTCGTCGTCATTACCCGGTAAAGCTCGGTGTCTTTCGGGAAGCGGTCTACAAAGGGCAGCACCACGTTTCCGTAGAAGATAAGTCCCTCGCCCGCTTCGGTGTGGGTAACGTACTTCATCTGCTGCGGGGAAATGTTAAGCTGCTTTGCAAGGATAGCCCTATCTCCGGCAGCTTGATTGAGCATGAGGACAAAATCAGAGTTTTCAAAGATATTTTCCACTTCGCGGCTGCTAAGTAAGTCTTTGACGTTCTGCGTAATGGCTGTGGGTATGCCGCCCCACTTTCTGAAACGCTTCCAAATCTCAACAGAGTAAGCGGCGGTCTGTTCCTCTTTCAGAAGCAAGTGAAATTCGTCCATATAGTAGCGTGTGGATTTCTTTTCTGCCCGGTTGACCGTTACCCTGTTCCATACCTGGTCCTGCACAATGAGCATACCTAACTTTTTAAGCTGCTTTCCAAGCTGTTTAATATCAAAGCAGACAAGGCGGTTTGAAAGCTCTACATTCGTCCTGTGGTTGAATACGTTAAGGCTTCCCGATACATAAAGCTCCAACGCCGACGCGATCCGCGCCGCTTCCGGCTCCGGCTGCCGTAAAAGCTCGTCGTAGAGGTCGCCCAAAATCGGCATATTTGCCGGGTCGGGGTCTGCCAAAAACGGGCGGTACACATTTCTTACAGCGCGGTCAATGACCGTCTTATCAATCGGCTGCAAGCCCTCCTTGCCGCCAATGACAAGCTCACACAAGGACAGGATAAAATCGGATTTCAGCGCAAGGGGGCTGTCGTCCTCGCTGTAATTTAAGTTAATGTCCATAGGGTTGACGTACTGGGGCTTTCCGTCAATGCCTTTGCCCGTAGGCGACAAACGGATAACTTGACCGTTAAGCCGTTGCACAAGGGAGAAATACTCGGCTTCCGGGTCACAGATGATAATATCGTCGTCGGTAATGAGGAAAGCGTTTGTCATTTCCCGTTTCGCCGCAAAGGATTTTCCGCTTCCCGGCGTTCCCAAGATAAGCCCATTCGGATTTTTAAGCTGCTTGCGGTCGCAGAGTATCATGTTGTTTGAAAGAGCGTTCAGCCCGTAATAGAGGGCTGCGCCCGTCTGGAAAAGCTCCTGCGTGATAAAGGGGATAAAAATAGCGGTGCTGCTTGTCGTCAGTCCTCTTTGAATAGGGATAAGGTTTTCCCCAAGAGGGATAGAGGACATAAGCCCCGCTTCCTGCTGATAGTCAAGGCGCGTCAAAGCGCAGTTATATTTCTGTGCAATGCCCGCCGCTGCGAAAATGTCATTTTCCAGTTTCCGCTTCGTGTCTGCCATGTTGACGACAAGGAACGTGAGTAAGAACATTCTTTCATTCCTGCTCTGTAAATCCTGCAAGAGATTTTTCGCTTCGCTGCCGAAAGTGGCAAGGTCGGACGGGATTATATCCATGTCGTAGCCGCTGCGTACTGCTTTTTTCTGTTCCTCAATCTTCATCTTGTCAAGGTCAGTGATTTTCCGCTTGATAGTCTTGATAGCTTCGGTCTGGTCGATACTGCGGATATGCAGATTGACGATAACGCCCGTTTCCAAGTCCAGAATGTCGGCAAGCATACGGTCATTCAGTTCCGGCGCAAGGATTTCAAGGAATGATACCGCGCCTATTTTTCTCCCCATGCGGAAGTAACGTCCCTCGCCAAACTGAAAAGAGGACGGGGCGATAAAATCCTTTGTGGAAAGCCCAGACGGGGCAAGCCATGAAAAATCAAAGCGGAACGGCTCGCCCTCCGGGTGGAATACGCCATGCAGCACGTTCAGCCGTTCATAGCCCGTCATAGGACGCGCCGCCGCGCCCAGTACCTTAAAATTGTTAAGCACGTCGGTTTCAATACGGGCAAGCCGCGCCTTTGCCGCTGCCGGATTGTCTGCTTCGATACTGAATGTGATGTACTTGTGCTTGACAAGCCCGTTGTTGCCTTTGGAAAGCTGATTTTTCAGCATATCCGAATACTCGGTGCGGATAGAGTTGAAAGCGTCGTCCTGCGCCGGGATATTGATAGCTTTCTCTGCCTGTTCCCGCTGCGTCCCTTGATTGATGAAAGAAAGCTGCACCGAAACGGAAGCGTCAAAGTAGTTTAGAAAATCGCACCAGTTTTCAAAAATGGCGGTCTTATCGTCTGCCTGTGCAAGCTGATAGTTAATATCTTCAAAGGCAATGGATTTACTGTATTTCTTTTCCGATACCTTGCATATCCCGTCCGGGTACATTTGAATGTAGGGGATTGTCTGCTGCGCGGTGTGGGCTTTCCCGTCGCCCTTTGCCTGCCGGATAACCTCGGCAATCTGCTTTTTTTCGGCGCGGGAGAGCTTGCGGGGCGGGTTAGCCCCGGCGTTTCTTTTTCCCGCTGCCTTTTTTGTAGGTTCCTTTTGCAATCGCTGATACCTCCTTTTCCAATTTTCTCTGCCGTTCCAATACGGCGTATAAATTCTGTGTCTGATAGGGTCGCTCTTTGGGGGCAATGAATTTTGTCTGTATGATGTGCTTTGCCACCACTTCAAGGGGCTGCCCGTGTTTCTCATACATGGCGAACAGGAAACAGGGCAGCATAACCGCAATCATTACCACCGACGCAAGGCTTGTGCCTGCGCTGTCTTTGAGCAAAAAGAAAAGCGGAAGTCCTAAGATAAGGGCAACCGCAAAACAAATGATTTGCCGTTTTGTAAGGTTGAAAGCAACCTTTGTCTTGACTTTGGATAAGTCTTTCGGTACGGGTACATACGCCAAGCGAAAACCTCCTTTCTGCGGGGAAAAGCCCCGCGTGTCTTTTAATGTGCGTTGAATATGGATTTTGCCAGTGCGCCGGATTTGAACAGAGAGAAGCAGAGAATAACGGTGTAAGCTGCAAGGGAGAAAATCGCGCTGTGCAGGTTATCCGCTATAATCATGCTGTTTACCAAAACCGCATAAATGCCGACGCATACCATAATCAGAAAGCCTTGAAAACCGATAGCGAACAGGGCTTTTAGGTAGTTGTTTCCTATCTGTCCCCACTCTCGATTTGTCATTGTTGCAAACGGGATAGGCGATACCGAACAATAAAGGTAAATTTCTATCATTCTGCCGTAGAGGATAACGGTTATCAGTACGGACATGATTTTCATGCACAAGCTCACAAGGCTTGTTTCCATGACAAGTAAGAGCAGTTCGGGGATTTCCATTGCTTCAAGCCCGTCTTGCATGGAGCCGAGGGCGGCGGCAACATCTATATTTGTGCTGCCGCCGATTACCCCCGACGCGCCGGAAACAACGTGCTGCGCCATATCGAACACCGCCATAGTAATATCAAAGGTGTGTGTAACAAGATAGACCGCTACAAACGCCTTAAATACCCACTTAAAAAACATGAACGTGTCAATATCGTGCATATTGTTCTTTTCCGTTACCATGCTGATAAGCTCGTAGCATAGGACATAGGTAATGACAAGCCCCGCAATCGGGACAATCACGTTTTCACTAAGCGCGCGTATCATGGAAAATACGTTTGCGTTCCACGCTTGCGGGGTCCTGCCTACCTCTGCGGCGATAGTGCCGACTTTTTCGTTTACGTCCCCGAACATAGTTGACAGATTACCGTTAATGGCTCCGATAAGAATTTCCTTTATCCATTCGTTAATCGCGTCAAGTATGCTCTGCATAAGCCTTTACCCGCTTATCTTAACCGAACAGCCCGGAAAGCAGCGGTACAAGGGTCATGCCGATAAGGGCAACACCGCCCCCGGCCATTAACTGTTTTATCCCCAATTAGGTGTAAAACTCTGCTCGATGGCGGGCGGCGGCGTACAAAAAATCTATATGGTGTTTTTTAAGAGAACCGTCCCGGCGGGACAGGTCAGGCAGTGACCTGTTCCACCTCCGGGATGGGTTTGAGATTAAAATGAATTTCGATAGAAATGTGTCTTGTTTTATCTTCGTCAATGCGCTCATGCACGACGATTTCTTTGATTAAGCGGTTGAGGGTGGCTGCGTCCAGTTCTGTGATGTTGGCGTATTCCTGAATGGCTTCCACCCATTGTTTTGCGTCATTGGCAAGCTGGACTTCATCGGACAGCCGCTTTCTGCCCTCGGACACTTTTGTTTTAAGCTCCGTCTGCTCGGTCTGTGTCTTTTCCAGCATGGTGTTGAAATTCTGCTCACTGATACGCCCTGCAATCATATCCTCATAAAGCCGCATTACCATTTTGTCCAGAACCTCAATCCGTTCCTCGTCCCTTGTAAGGGAGCGTTCCATTGCTTCCCGCTGTTCCTGCTGCTCGGCTTCACAGGTATTGGTCAGGCGGTCGGCAACCGCTTCCCCGTCCATCAGGGCAGCTCTGGCACATTCCCGGATTTTCCGCAGCACATGGCTGTAAAGGGTGTCATAATCAATCCGGTGCTGGGTGCAGTGGTTCTTTCCAAAGGCATTGTAGGTCTTGCAGGAATAAATCCGCTGGGGATGTTTTGCGTTTGTGTAGCGTACCGTCAGCGACTTCCCACACTCGCCGCATTTTATCAATCCGGCAAACAGGCTGATTTCATTTGTCTGCCCCGGACGCTGGCGGGATTTCAGCTTGTTCTGCACAATGTCAAAGCTCATGCGGTCAATCAGCGGTTCATGCTGTCCCTCCACCACAATCCAGTCCTCCGACTTCTTTTCCCCAATCGTTCCGATTTTGAAACGGTAGTCTTTTTTCTGGGAAGCAATCGCCCCGGTGTAGACGGGATTCATCAAAAGATCTTTGATAACGGAGAAGTCCCACATATACCGCCCGTTTTCCGGGTCTTTCTTTTCCCATTTGGTGCGGGTATTGCGAAGCCCCCGTTCCCGGTTCCACCATGTGGGGCAGGGGATTTTTTCTTCCTCCAGCCGTCTGCGGATATAGTTCGGACCATGACCGTTCAGGGCATATCCGAAAATCAGCCGCACAATCGGGGCTGTTTCCTCGTCAATGAGCAGATGGTTCTTGTCCTCCGGGTCTTTCCGATACCCAAACGGGGCAAGACACCCGGTAAACTGTCCTTTCTGCGCTTTCAGAAGATAAGATGAATGGACTTTCTTGGAAATATCCTTGCTGTACATCTCGTTCAGGATATTCTTGAACGGGGCAATATCGTTGTTATCCCGCAGAGTGTCGATACCGTCATTCATGGCGATATAGCGGACACCGTTTCTTGGGAAAAAGTCCTCAATCAAATGCCCGGTTTGCAGATAGTTACGCCCCAGTCGGCTGAGGTCTTTCGTGATGACAAGGTTGATTTGCCTGCGCTCAATGGCTCTCAACATTCTCTGTAAATCAGGACGCTCCATATTAAGACCTGTGAAGCCATCGTCCTGATAGACTGCCACAACCTCCCATCCCTGCTTTTCGCAGTATTTTTCCAGCATATCACGCTGGTTTGCGATACTGGCACTTTCGCCTTGCAGGTCATCGTCCTTTGACAGTCTGCAATAGACCGCCGCACGATAGCCCCCGGCAAGTGCCGAACCGATTGTTCTGTATTCCATTTCGTTCATCATAGCCATTTACCCACACAATCCAGACGGTATCTGGCTCTTTTGAACCTCATCTTCATTATAGCTTATATCTTTCTTTTTAGCAAGATATTCTTTTGTATTTGTCTTTCCGTATTTCTGGGAAATCAGGCTGACGAACACATCAGTGGCGTCCAGTTCCCCGTCAAACACCGTTGTAACATGAATCTCTGTTTTGTTTTTTGCCATAGGCAGTTATCCTCCATACATGAAAATAGCCAGACAGAGGGTGTCGGCAACGAAGTCCGGCAACGGGCTTCAAAAGACCTTGCAAACAATCTCAATCTGGCGATGGTTACTATTTATACTTTTCTTTTATTTTTCTGTTGTTTTGGTTGTTATAAGGGAGAAAAGCCCGGAAATAAGGGGTTTTCCCCGGCAACCGGCTCGGCAACGGGATAGCAACAGGGGGTGCAACGGGCGGTCATTTTCAGAATGGAAGCTCCATCTGTTCTGTGACCTCCACAAAACCATCCATCGTTTTTTCAGACGGGTTGCCGGAGTCCGTTGCCGGGTTTTCACGCTCCCAGCCCTTTTGTCTGCCATATTCGGAAAACATTCTTGGGTTCGGGAAATACCGCCAGCCGGAAATGCACTGGTTCATTATCTCGTTGATTTCCCGGATTTCCCATTGCTTCGGCTCGTCAAAGGCATGGTTCAAGGCTTCCTTGTAGAGCTGCTTGGAACAGACCATGCTCCCGGTGTACTTATCAAGATACGCCTGTATCATTCCGGCTTTGGTGTCCTCCGGCATAAAATCCCGCTGGTGTTCTTTGAGATACCGCTGCATGGCGGGGCTGAAAGCCAGCTTGAATCTGCCGCTTCGGTAAATCTCCATCGCTTCCGCCCACATCTGCCCGATATAGGCTCTGGAAGCAGCTTCGTCCTCCAAAATGTGAACCTCGGCTTGCTCCGGGTACACCATGACGGGGATAAAGCGGCGGTTGCCGGAACGGTCAAGGGGCAGGAAGTCAAGGGCATTGGAAGTGCCGCCAAACACGCACTGACGGGGGCGGTCTGCCGGGTGGGTTTCATAGGGTATCTTGTAAACCTCTTTCTGCCGGCTTAAAAATGACTTGATTTCCTCAATGCTCTTGGCGTTGGCGGTTGCCATCATTTCCGACATTTCGATAATCCAGTGACCTTGCAGCTTGCGGTACACATTGTCATCGTCCAGCTTCCGCAAATCATCGGAGAACCACTCGTCCCGAACTGCCAGCAGACGGAAGAAGGTGGACTTGCCAGCCCCCTGACCGCCAACCAGACAGAGCATGATTTCAAACTTACACCCCGGCTGAAAGGCTCGTGAGATTGCACCCAGCAGGAACAGCTTCAACGCTTCATAGGTGTAATCGTCTGCGTCAGCTCCCAGAAAGTGCCGCAGGCAGAAACGGATTCGTTCTGTCCCGTCCCACACAAGGGCACTTAAATAGTCCCGGATGGGGTGGTACTTATTCTCATTCGCCACAATTCCGATGGCGGTCTCAATCTTCTTCTCACTGGTAAGCCCGTAGGTTTCCTCCAGATAGAGAAGCAGATACTTCATGTCTGTATCATTCAGGGCTGTGCTTTCTCTGTGAAAACCGATGGGCTTTATGATGTCCTTTCGGTCAGTCAGGATGTTGTATGCGATAGCCCCGGAAAGCAGTGGGTCACGCTGGAATACGGTCAGACAGTTCCGTATGCTCTGGCGGACGCCGCCTTTCTCGGTGGTTTCCAGAGTTGCCTTTACTTCCTCAACGCTCTGGGGCGGCTGCATGGCGTTCATGGTGTTTTTTAGTTCTTGCTGCGTCTGCGGCGGCAAGCTCTGCCATTCGCTGTTCAAGCTGTATCACATCCTTTCCATGTTCCGTAATCAGTGAAGCGATTTCCTCCGTATCCCCAAACAGCAGCACATCCAGCAGATATTCCACATGGGCTTGCTTCTGCAAGGCTTCCACGAACCGGGGATGAAACGCTTCCTCCGGGGAGTGCGGGGCATAGTCGGTTTTCCATACCCGTAAGAGGTGTAGATAATCGGCAAGGACACGGAAGCAATGTGCCTTTGCTTCCCGGAACTGTTCTTCCGGGGATTTCTGCCGGGGCTTGGGCTTCCTTGCCCTGCCCGGTGGCTTCCAGTCCTCATAGGCAAGCCCGAAGTCACTCGCCAACTGTGCGGCGGCTTCCTTTTTCCCCAGCCCGTACAGGGCAGCTACAAAATCAATCACATCCCCATCTGCACCACATCCGAAGCAGTGGAAACGCTTGTCCAGCTTCATGCTGGGGGTCTTATCGTTGTGGAACGGGCAGCAAGCCATCCCGTTTCTGTTTACCCGGATTCCGTAATGCTCCGCAGCCTGTCTTGTCGTAACGGACTGCTTCACAGCTTCAAATACATTCAAATCAATTCCTCCTTGTAAAAAAGAAAAGGCACTTATCATTCTCAATCTGAAAATGGCAAGTGCCTGTTAAAGTTCCATATCCTGTTGTTTGTGTTTCGTCTGCGCCGGGGCGTTTTTCTGTGCTTTCTTCTCGTCAGCCTTATCCTGCAAGACTTCTTTGAGGGGCTGCTTCTTGGGCGGCTCTTTGCTTTCCTCTGTGCCGGGTGTGGCTTTCCGTACCCAGTAGCGGATGTCCCGCAACTTCTTCAAATCTTCCTGCACCTCGGTCAACGGCACTTTCAAGTCTGCGATTTCGCCCACAAGCTTCGCCTGTTCCTGCAAAAGCTCCTTTTTCGTGCTGTCCTTATCGTCCGGGTGCTTGGCAAGGTAGGCACTGGCTTTCTCATACCGGGCAACCTCCGGGTGTTCCAGCTTGAATTTTTCCTTAGTTTTCTTGAAAAATATCTTCTGGTATTTCTCATAAACGGGCTTACATTCCTTACAGTCCGTCCGGGCGGCAAGGATAGCGTCAATCACGTTGCTGCGGGTTTCCTTTGGCTTCATCTGCTTTCGGTAGTCGGCGGCAGATTTCCCGGACGTTTCTATAAAGTTTTCCAAATCCTCCACGGTGGAAAGTCCCTTTCTCTGGAGATAGGACAGGGCTTCGCTGACTGCCTTTAAGTCTTTGGAAGTCCCCCGGCTTTGTCCCGCCCGTGTCCAGCTGCTCCGTTCTGCCTTTCGTATCTCCATATACTTCATCAGCAGATTGGGAAGAAAGACCGCTTCCTCCGCAGCTTTTTGGGCAAGCAGTTCATTCCGCTTTTCGCTAAGCTCCGCAATCCAGCCTTTGAGGTTTTGGATAAGCTGCCGGATGGACTTCATCAGGCGGTTGGCGGCTCTGATTTCCCGGTTCAGGTTGCCGATATTAGTCTGGATACCACGCTTTTCCATCTGTCGGACAGCAGCCCCCTCATGGACAGTAGGGACAATATCAAGCCCCTGTCTTTCATAAGAACGGAGATCCACCCGCTCCGGGCGGTTGTTGGCTTCCAGATAGCGGTTCTGGATGACCTCCCATTCATGCCGCCAGATTTCACAATACTTGCGGTCGTTCCAGTCAACCGTATCTTCCTTGTGGCTTTTCCACCTACCGGACGGAAGTTTTATCCGTTCCCCGTTCTCGTCAAGGTCATAGACCTTGCGGCTCTTGGGAAGCCATTTTCCATGCTCGTCCATTGCCCGCATAGTCAGCATGACATGGGCGTGAGGGTTTCCGTCCCCTTTGTCATGGATGGCAAAATCCACGCACATTCCTTTGGAAACAAACTGCTGGCGGCAGAAATCCCGTACAAGGGCGGCGTACTGGTCGGGCGGTATCTCTCTGGGAATGGAAAGCACCCACCTCCTTGCAAGCTGGGAGTTCCATTGCTTCTCAATAGCTTCGGCAGAGTTCCAGAGGGTGTTGCGGTCTGTGTACTCCGGGGGAGCGTTTGCCGGGAGCAGGATTTCATTGTGGACGATACCACGCTTTTCCGGGTAGTGTTTTACTTCCTGGTCATATTCACAGAACAGCTTTTCGCCGCTCTGGTAAGCAGCGGCGGCAACCGCAGACTGGCGGTGGCTGCGCTGCACAATAGAGATTTCGTTGTGTGGACAGGGCATTTTGTGTTCCTCCTTTCCGTTTTTGGACATAGAAAAAGCAGGATACCTTTTCAGATTTCCTGCTTGTTGTGCCGCTGGGGGCGGCGGGTATTTAGTAATACATTTACATAGTTTTGTGCAAGTACCAAAGTCGCACAATAAATACAATTTGTCCAATAGCATACGCCCCAATAATAGTGAAACATGGGACTACTGTCATATATCCGGTGAAAATCAAAGCAAAAATAGAAACAGCAATCGTAACATTCATTACCTTGAAGCCACTTGCCATAGCAGCATTACTAAGCGAAATATTTCTCTCGTCATTTTCCTCTATTTCCATTTCCTTGGTTTTCTTAACGAACAAGTCGCACACACCAGATACAATCAGTAAAATTCCAATGAGAGATGTACCTACTACTATTAAGTCGGGGCGTGGCACAGGTATTATTTCATGTACTCCCAAACCGTATGTTAGCAATCCTCCCAGTAGAATAATCATTCCTGTAACTGTCATTAAAATCAACAACTTCTTTTTCATAATCAATCCTCCTCGTAAATAAAAATTTCTTCAATACTCATGTTGAAATATCTGGAAATCTTAAACGCCAACTGAATAGATGGGTTGTAGCGTCCGTTTTCCAAAGAGCCGATGGTCTGTCGTGATACTTCCAATGCATTTGCTAAATCTTCCTGCTTTATGCCTCGTTGCTTTCGTAATTCTTCCAGCCGATTTTTCATGTCATCCTCCTCTCTTATGGAAAGCTAACTTTCCGTACTTTCATTATATCACATAGTTCTTTTATGTCAAGTTAGCTTTCCATTTGCATTATATTTTATGAAACTTATCGGCTGGGAACAGCTTGCAACGCAAGGTGTCCCCAACCGACAAGTCTACAAAAGGGTAGCTGGCGGCAGCCAGCGCAGGGGAAGTGTAGCGTCCCCTGTTTAATTTGGAGCAGACCATGACTGCGGAAAATCACAGCCCTCCGGCGAGGAGCCTTCGGAGAACGCAATGCACCAACCTTTGGGTGGTGTATAATTGCGCCCTTAGTAAACTAAGGGGTTTCCGGCTTCTCCCGTTCCAGCAGTTTTTTCAATATATCTTGCGTGTCCTGCCTGTGAAAAATGAGTTTCAGCAACAGCATTACATCATCGTCCGTCAGGCGTTCCGGCTCTTGCAGAAAACTTTCCAGCATACCGCCACGGGTACAGAGCCGATGGGTTCTTTCACTCCGGGTCAGCTTCTTCAACTGGTGCTGCAATGCCTTTTCATCATTCATGGCTTTCCGCAGCTTCTTTTCGCTTTTCTCCAACTCCCGGTTGAGTTTTTCCAGCTTTGAGGTATCAGGCAAGGGCAGCGTCCTCCTTTCCCGGTATCAGTACATAAATCCTGTTTGGTTCTCCCACGCCCTGACGCACCCGCATGATAAGTCCGGCGGTTTCCAGTTCATTCAGAGAACGCTTGACCGTCATGGGGCTGCGGGACAAGACTTCGGCAATGGCTGTGACAGGGAAGCAGACAAACAGGATTCCGTTCTCGTCCTCCTGTCCTTTGGATAGCATAGCGTCCAGCATCCGGCAGTACATGACCTTTGCGGTGCTGCTGAC